CGTAACTCCAAACATATTTCCCTAATTTACAGGTCATCCCTTGTGCAGTTCTCATTGCGTAAGCCTTCGGTCCACCAATTTTAAACAGTAGTCCACTAACAAGGCCAAGGGCATCCTCAACACCATCCAACAGATAGCTTTCCAACGCATAAGTACCCTCAAAGCCACCCATCAAGTCCCGGTTTTTTCCGTTCTCATACTTTGGCACAACCACAGATGTATTGTGCGGTTCACAAGTGGTGAGTATTCGCTCCAATCTAGGCCCGTCTGTCTGCTCCGCCCATAGCCGCTTTGATGCTTGAAGTCTCTCACGCTTGCCCTCGGCCGTATGTACCACAATCCTCGTGTTGGAGGACGACCCACTTGCCACCCAGTCCACGGCCTTATCACCAAATTGTGTGACGGTTTGGGATTTGAGCGTGGATAATGCTGGGGCTAGCACAGCTTCAATGATGTCATCGATTTCATGTTCCAATGCCGGTGCACTTCCAGGGATTTTCATCAAACGTGGACCTGGCACGGTCCGCTGGAGTAGACTATCAGTGAAGTCTGCATTGTAAAGCTGCCTATTGAAAAGGTCTTGATAATACTGATACTGCACGCCTAAACTATCCATCACTTGCGCTGAATCCCACGTCCACCTATATTTACGAGTGACCGCGTGATATTCCTTAAGCGCATTAATAGCGCACTTGTCGCACTTAGCCTTGATATCCAGTTTTTCATACGTGGTCTCTAAGTTCCGTCTAGCGTGATTGTCTGAACCTATCCATGCCAGAAGGTGAGATAATAAGGCATGGGATGAGCGCACACCCAACAGCCTGATCATACTTATCAACTGTTGGAGCTCATCAGCACTCAGACTGTTCTTTATAAAAACCAAACCTGGTGTTAAGTGCATCTTCACAGCGATGTTGGGATCAATCGGGCAACCCCTAATATCAGTTGGTGGCATACGTTTCCCTTTTGCTGGGATTTTCCCTATAGTATCATTGTTACCATCACACTCATCCTCTGCTTTGAGGGCGTTAGCATCATAATTTCCATATTTGTCATATGATGAAGGATTAACCATTATGCTCACTATTTTGTCTATATACATCTCCATTGTCATATTACCACAGTGTGAGTCCGCCAAATGGTCACATTCGTGGACCTGTGCCAATAGCACAGAACCCAAGTCAACACCCAGCGCCAGCATGTCTGCACCGCTTACGCAAGCTGGGTCAACCACTGCTCGTAGGATAGCAGCACTCTGAGAATCCCATGTCTCCAGCTTCTTAGCATCTACCAAAGATACGTCATCAGCGATTATAGGACATGCCGCTGTTCTACAGCCTTCCGATTGAAGCAACATATTTAATGCATGTGTACTAGAGAGTTTTTCTGGTGCATCACTCGTCATATGACAGCGATGCGCAACATATAGTTGGCGCTTGTTTAGTAGCGTCAGCCTATATGGCCATCGGGGGAATAAAAAATAGCAAGCCTCAATGGCTGCACTTTCATAAGGGTTGAAGATGTCCCGATGACACCATATCACTTCAACCCATCTTAAAAACCCTTTTGATTCTGTTTCAAACGCGCATATTGGGCTTGCACGTCAGCAGCATCCTGCGTATCGAGTTTTATGCGTGGAGACGCACCTTTCCGATCCTCACTTGACTCCAGCAGATTGTTCTGTCCGATTTGAGATGCTGAATTACGTATCGCCTCAGCCATTCTCTCAGCCCTCATGCCATCAATAAGCTGCTTGTCTTCCTTGGCTCCTTTCCAAGACGGGGCGTCCAACGGTTTGCTCTCTGCTTGACGCCTCTGGTCAAATTTATTGGCCACTTCGCGATCATTAGTTGACTCTTGACCCAATTGTTCTCGCTCCTTCGCCACCCTCTTGATCTCTGCATCCAACAGCTTGTGATCATCAATTGGCTCAGCCTGCAGTTTCTTAGGCGTCACAGTTGTTGTCAATGCCCCTCCGGCAGTCACCATATCACTTTCCCCAAGAGTCAGCTCCCGCTTATTGTTCTCGCGCAGTGACTTCTCAATTGGTAGAGTGGCATACCTATTGGCTGTTGAAATAGGCTGGGACTCTTTGCCTGTCATCTTTCTATGCACATTCATTGACTCACTACCCACCCGCACAAATCCGTCTGAGTCAACTCTTGGGTCGTTGCCAGGCGCTGAGGGACCCATTTGCGTGTCATGATTAGCACTTGGGAGTTCAATGTTAAACACAGGAGCTGGTCTAACACGTATCTCATCAGCATTACAAAAATCACTCATGATCTCGGCCATTAGCAAAATGCACTTAGTGGGATCCTCTGCAATGTTGCCGTACGGCAGTTCAAAGGTGTAAGTTGAAGTTTTGTTTTCAACCTGAAAGGTCACATCACGCATGGCGTTATCATCCTCTTTGCTCCACTCGAGCGCATGCGACATTTGTTTCTTAGTGAAATGGTTATAAGTCAAAAATTGACCGGGAGGGAACATCTTTAACCCATTTAGATTCACCATTCTGGTTAAATTGGCCACTGGAGCCCGTGGTAATGTTTTGTTGTCAGGTTTGACCCATTTGATTGCTTTTAAGGCACTTGCCTGTTGTGCGTAAAATTGTGCACTGTAGCTAGCACCACCATCACACAGATGAGGAAATTCAAATATTGGTGCCACTGCCCGAGCCAGTCTCACCCCATAATCCTTTTTTGAGGCTGATCCTTCAAAAGGATAGCCTCCAATTGGACTTTGTTTAATTGTGCGGCCTGGTAATGGTGGTAAGTATATATCAGGCATGTTCACATGGCATGATATAAGCTCAAATCCG